ATGTGGACCACACCAGTAAGTGTAATCACCTGCCTCAGCAAAAGTTACATCAAACTCTTCACCAGGCATCATTGCAAGACCCTCATGAGAAATCTCAGGATGATCTTCTACAACCACGTTATGAGGTGGCAGCATGTTATTTACAAAGTGAACCGATTCTCCTGCAGCGATAGTCACTTCTGATGGTTCAAAAACTAGGTTACCATCGTAACCCATTTGAACATCGACTGCCCATGCGGGTGCTGCTAGGAATAGTGTAGCTAAAAACGCGAAAATAAATTTCATTCTTCTGTAGAATACTGATCTCTATAAGTGTTGAGCTTATTGATCAAGTCATCATATTGTTCCCACACCCACTCGCTACCCGTCCTCTCTTGGTAGAGTAGACAAGCGTTGATAAGACGTGTGATATCAGTGTCATTGAGACGCATTTTCATGTCAAAACTCATAACTAATTATAGGTTCAATAGGTAATTATTAGCGTTCTTAATAATATTTTTATGACTTATGTCAGCAATTCCACGCACGTAGTGATTTGTTGATCCTGCTATCGGGATCGCTGGCAGTTTTTTTAGAGGTTAACTTCTTTTTCATGCCCTTCATTCGAGCGCAGAACGATGACCTACGGGGATTTCCAACCTTCTTGCTTGGAGCTTTAAGGTCGCTTCCAGGATTTTCTCTCTCGTAAGATTTTCTGCCTTTCTCGTTAAGACCGCCCTCTTTTGACTTGCCAGACTTTTTTGTCCAGGCTGCACCTTCTTCTAATTCCGTTTCCTCTCGCTTAACGGATTGAATGGGAACTGCAAATCTATCCCAAGCTTTCTCTCCGTAAGAACACTCATCTCTAGTCTCAGGTTTCTGGCAGAGTTTGCAGAAGCGTTTCTCTTCCTTCTGCTTTTCTTCTTTCTCTGCTAGAACTGTCTCAGCAAGATGTTTAATCTCTCCGTATGTTCTCATGATAAACGACAGGGTTTACCAATCTATTTAGCCAAAGTGAGATATTGAGGTGGCATACATGTCATTAACATTATCAGCAACTTCAATAGTATCTGTCCTTTCTTTTTCAATTACGAGTGGTCTATGTGGTCCAACATAAACACTACCAATTGTAGTTCCACCAGCATTTTTGACAGTTACCAAATGAGCTGCCCCTCCACCATGATTATGTTGTAGCAGAACTCTACTAGCAGATCCTAGATTTGTTGGGGTATCTGAAAGTTGTGTTGCTTCGCCTAATAGTTTGACTACGTTCATCGTTCTCTTTTATTTTTATTTATCGTTTGCCACCACCCATCTGCTTCAGCATCTTCTGTAGTTCCGCAGTGCTACCAACAAACATAGCGTTGTTGGTGACCTTGGATGGACCTTTCTTCTCTTCGTCAAGATCCTTCATATTCTTATGCAGTGCCTGTAGTTTCTCAGTCATGTCTGCAACGTGCTTCATTGCCGCTACAGCGACTTCATACGCTCTTGGGTGCCCACTTTCCTGAGCGACCTCTAAAGCGCCTCTGACCGCCTCCTGACCCTGATCTATGAGTGAGTATAATTCACCCCTGGTATACTCATAATCCTTTGTACGGTCGTCCTTATCGACCTTAGGAGGAGCAGGTTTGATTGGTTCACTTACAGGTTCAGCACTGATGTTGAGGATGTCCTCCATGTTTTCTTCTAGACTGCTCATAAGAATTCAATTCCTTCATTAAATCCAAAGTCATCACCAGCATCCAGAAGTGCATCATCATTTACATCAATGACACCATCTGTGTTAATATCTGTTTTTGCTTTGGGTGTGTATGTTCTAGTAATAGTTCTACGATTGACAGATGTATCACCAAGCGTTTCGTGAATGATTGCTTTCTTGATAACGTCTGCAGTGTTATAAGGACCGTAGAGATAAGACTTCATTGTGAAATTGAGAGTATATACAATGTATCTACGCTCATAAAAACTGTCGTCCCACTCATCTTCATATTGCACATTGTTTAAAACAACAGCAACATCACGCTTCTCATTCATGTCAGGGATCATGTTGAGAGTGATACTGAATGATGGTTGGAAGTACGGTAAAATCTGTTCGGTAATTTGTAGTGCGTCGTCTTGAGACTTAGCAATAACTCCTAGTTCAAAACTTAGATTATAAGGAACAGGAACATATTGCACTCTGACTTCATCACCATTACCATCAATGATTGTTTTGTATTTTTGAATTGGAGATGTTTTACGGGTAGGATCGTAATCAATGCTCGTCATCTCAAAATAGAGACGTGGTAGTGTGATTGCTACTTTGCTGCTACTAGCGTTTTCTCCAATACGAACCAAAAACTTTTGCTTGGGTCCATATGCTAGTGGCACCTTTAATTCTTCTAGAACAGTTCCGTCGCTAGGATCTGTGCTCTTCATTGTAATGTTATTGAAGAGCGTACCAAACGCCACGATGTTCTTGCGAACAATCTGATTGTAAAAATGTGAACCTAACATTAGATACTACCTGTAAAATTACCAAACTCACCAAATGGATTTGTCTCAGACCAATCCACTATGTTATCAGCATCATTTTCAATTGCTCTGTTTTGATCATAATTACTGCTGACATTATTTAGAGTGTCAAATGTCTCAGGAGACCATCTAGCACCAGAAGTTAGACCAGTAATTACTTCAGCAGTAGTGAAGGTTCCTGTTCTATTGATGACTTGGAGAGATCTAGTTGTGCTATCCCAGGACTTGACTTCTGCTCTGTTGTCCTTAGGTGAGTAGTCAATTGTGACAGTAGGTGCAGTGCTATAACCTGACCCACCGCTAGTGATAGTAATACCATTAACAATGCCTGTGCTACTAACCGTAGCGGTTGCTGTTGCTCCACTTCCTCCACCTCCTGTAATAGTGACTGATGGTGGTGTAGCAACTTTATAGTGTGCTCCACCGTCTGTGATTGTGATACCTGATACAGCATCGCCTGTGATAGCAGATGTTGCTTTTGCTAAGAACTCATCACCAACAACTTCTTCACCCACAGTAAAGTCTCCTGTTCCACCAGGATCCATGACAAGTTTGATAGCATTGTCAAAGAGTTGTTCGATTGCATCAATCTCTGCAATACCAGTATCGAAGTCGTCTTGACCGACTTCATAGATCTCAGCAGTGATAGCGTAGAATTGGATCTTGCCAAACTGATAGAATGGTTCTTCTTTACCTACAAATTTAATTTCGTAGATATCTTTTGTTAATGGGAAGTACAGCAGGTCACCTTCATTTGGTCTGCTCTCTACTGTTAAAGTAGGATTGTGATCTGCTACTTCTTGTTCCCAGCGTCTCGTGGATACACGGAAGACAACTTCGTCTGTAATTCTTAAACCAAACTTGGAGATGAACTCTGCATTGTCACCAAAACCTGTGACGTTTTGCAGCAGCATTTCAATTTGGAATTGTTCTTGATACTTTGAGTATCTGACTTCATCCAGTGTGCTGTCTTGTAAAACTATCCTAGGGATATAGTATATGTCTGTACCAAACAGTTTGATTTGCTCATCCACAAGATCCTGAACGAGACCCTGTTCGCCACTGTGACCTGCGTAGTAAGTTGGAAAGTAAGGACTGGTAGGCATTTTATCCGATCATATCCATTGGTGGGATTGCATACTTGCTGAGAACTTCGCTTTCGATTTTCTCAATTTCTGCTAGTGCGTCTGTGTATAGTTCTCTACCGTTGAGAGTAACACCGCCAGGTAACTGAACGTTGTTATACTTGATCAAGTTCTGACCCCACTGCTTTTTCATGAGAGCAGTAGCATATTTTTTAACAAAGGGATCATTATTCATCTCTGTGGCATCTGTAGGATCAAGCATACGATGACACTCAATCAGGATGTTAGATCCATTCTTGAGGAAGTCTTTGTCAAGATCCATGTAGAGACGATCGCGACGCGCTGTAAATCTGAACTGCTGGAATGAACCATTGTTCAGAACCATATCTAGAGTTTCTAGATACTGCTTAGTCATATAATAGTTGAGGATATCTAGTGAACCGAATGCATACAAATCATTCAAGAACATCTGATACTCAACACCAAAAAGATTTGAACGGATTGAGTTGCTGACAAGACCAAACACTTTACTGATACCAGTAACATGAGATGGAATTGGAATATAATTTGTTGTTTCTTTCCAATCAGTTGTGCCAGTTGTAGTTGTTACACTAGCAGCAAACCTTGTCTTATCATCAGCAGTGATTTCGTGGAATAGATAGCATCTCTCCATACCGTTATAACAGTTCTCTTGGAAGAACTGAAACGTGTCGTCGATAACGTTATTGACCTGCTCGTCATCAATATTTACTTGCAAGACAGGTTCTCCAAGTTGCCTCTTACAATATGTGATGAGTTCAGCTCTTGAATTTGGAGATGCCATTACACACAAAAAATCCCTTCATACCTATTTAGGAAGAAGGGATTTAGTATTTATTCAGTTGGTGGAGTAGGTTCACCCTCAGGTGCTGCTCCTTCTCCTTCCAGTAGTCCCAGTGTTTCTAGACCACCAGTTAGTTTAATTTTATATTCTTTTGCTTTTGTGAGGTTTTCCTCTAGTTCTTTGATTTGCTTATCAGTAGTAGCGATTTGCTCCTCAAAGTTTGCCTTCAGGGTTGCGGGATCCATAGTTTTGAATGATGTAGTATGATGTAATTATATCAGAACTCGAAGAGTTCAGATGGTTGATAAACTTCTTTGAGTGTAATTGGATAGTGATGATCTGCTGGAGGAGTTGGCCAGTTTACAGATGCTCTATCAACTCTCTTATAGTCGTCGTCGCGGAACCTGATATCTTCCCAGTTTGTTTGCTGTGGCAGATCTCTCAGTGCCTGCATATAATCCTTCCACTCTTGTGGAAGTTCTTCTCCCATAGCAACAGCTTTGATTACACGCCAGTTGCACATATCAAGTTCTTTATCACGTTCTCTTCTAAGAAGACGCATTGGTTCTTCTCTAGACTTCTCGATGCACCAGGCTTCAAGGTCTGCTTCATTGGGACGTGGAGACGGATCATCCCAGTGCAGGATTTGACGATCATCTTTATCCATTTCTACTTGCCACATTTTGCCAGGATGCAACACCTGCAAAGCATGTGACCAGTCATAGTGCATTACTAGTGCCATTGATCAATAACTCCTTTATTGTTTCTATTTATTAGCGAGTAATTTCCATTGCTGTCATGACAGTACAACCGTTTTCATAACTGTTGTTACCGCCACCATTAGATACGCATCTATTTAGGTAGAAGGTATAACCCGAATTATTGGTGGTTCCCACGGAAAGAGAATACGTGTTTTCCACACCTGCTTCTGTATCCGTATCAAATGCATTAATATACCAATTTGACATTGTGGAAGATTGGTTTCTATCATACCAACCGTTTACATAGACACCCCATCTAGATGTTGTTTGAGTTGTACTCTTCCACAGAGTACCATTCTTATAAATTCTAAATCCAACGTCTTGGTGAACCTCTCCACTACACATCCATTTCAGTACGATCAGAGAACCGTCAAACTTGGGTGTGATAGAAATAGCAGTTTGGGTGATTTCATTCTGTCCATTGTTAGGAGCAGAAATTGTAGTTCTAGTATCAGTTCTTGCTACTTGCATTTGAACTGGAGATCCTTTAATGCCACCAAAAGCACTAGTAGAAAGACCCAGCGCAGTGCCAGACGCTAATTGAATTTGACTACCCGTTCTTGGGGTAATTCTCATTACTCTTAAAGTGCTCATGGTGCGATCTCCATTACATATCCTGTTGATACCATATTTTCGTAAGCGTTTTGTCCGATACGCGAATCGGTTCTGTTAATCCAGAATGTTCTATTACCATTATTGGATGATCTAGTACCAACCGTATAACTAACTGTAGAACCTACTGGGAAAGTGGAGTTACTTGGTGCGCTGTCATACCAAACAGCACTCATGTTATATGGTGTACTGTTATTATCACGGTCATACCAACCGTGATTTACACCACTCCATCTTTGAGTTCCAATATCTGTGTTGTAACCAATCACAGACCAACCACCACCATTTACTCTTCTATGAATAGTGAGCATATGGTCATGTGAAGTGCATTCTCCGTTGATCATGAATACTACATGAAAAGAAGATCCAGCAACCTTTCTCTCAATTTCAATCTCCATCTGTGGGACGACAATGAAATTATTGTTAGGACATGAGGTTCCTGTTCTACCGTCATACTCTACATATGCAAAGTTGACAACAGAACCAGGCAGGATCAGACTACCATCATTACCGAAGTCTAACTGGGTTCCATCTGCAATCTGCAGTGTCCCATTATCTGACTGAATTGTATCTACGATAATTTCCATTATTCCTCTACTTCGTACATAATGATGCTAGAGACACCGCATTCATAACTATTTTGACCATTACTAGATCCACATCTATTAATGTAGTTAGTATTTTGTCCAGTGTTACCATTTCTAGCAGTAATTCTGTATGTGTTATTGCTAGTATTTCCTGGTTTATAATATACCATTACATATGTTTCACCAGGAGTGGATGAATTATTACTTGCTCCATCATATGCAGCACACGTTAAACCAGACCAGCGGTTTGCACCTTCATCATCATTGTAAGAATCATATGCAGCAGTGGTAATTGCATTACCATTAACTGTATATCTAAAAATTGTGTTGTGATGAACGTCACCCATAATACGTGCTTCAATAATTACCAATGAGTTAGAAAACTTACATTGGAAAGTCATATTCAATCCAGGAACATTACTAATTGCACTACCAGTGTCACTACTTGGATTTACCCAACTAGTTCTGGTATGGTACAATTTATGCTTCATCTGGACAATCCTACCAGGATATGAAATGCTGGTGGTATCATTAATAGTGAGACCACCAACCAATTCCAAGTTCCCTGTAGGACTTTCCAGTTTTCTTACAATGATTTTACTCATCTTATCAAGTCTTGGTATACTTCTTATTTATTAGACTACCGCCCATGCTCCACCGTTAGAAATAGTAACGGTGACGCCATTGTTAATTTCAATTGGACCAGCAGACATACAACGGTCAGAAGATGCAATAGTTACACTCTCAGTTACCTGAGCTCTGTTTCTCTTGAATACGCCATATCTATCGATGTACTGCTTGTCACCATTGACTTTCAGTGTATTGGTAACTTGTCCACTAGACTTACTGTTGCCTTGGATATCAAGATTTGCTCCGTTGATGTATACTCTGTTGGTAGAAGATGTACCAACATATAGAGTTCCATCTAGTTCAGAGTTACCAGCAACCTTGAAGGAACCATTTTCAGAACCATATGTACCAACCTGTAAGGTGTAGGTTGGATTCTGAACAGAAATACCAACCTTAGATAGTCTGTAGATATCAAGTTGGTTAGTTGCTTCAGTCCATCTGGATGTGACAAACTCACCGTTGTTCTGGAATAGAGTACCGTTGAAGTTGACATCACCGTTGATATTCAGAGTGTAAGTTCTTGCGGTATTGTCTTCTGGATCATTACCACCAAATTGGTTAGTTGCAATTGCAACTCTCTGGTCATCGCGGATGAGTAGAGCAGGAGTGCTATCCCAAGAATTACCACCATTTGATGTGCTTCTTGTAATTTCAAAGCAACGATCATGACCTTCTTGGTTAGCAATTCTGAAGTTTCTTCTAGTAGAAGAACCAAGGAATTGGATTTGAGCACCAGAGTTATCACCTCCATTATCAAGATAAAGATGACCCCTAACTCTTGCATCACCTGCAACATCGAGAGGATATCCAGGAGTGTCTGTCTGAACACCAAGTCTGTTGGTGACACTCATCGTACCAGGAGATGATGTAGAACCAACCTTGAACATCAAGGAAGATTCACTGCTGTCCATAATGAAGTAGTTAGCAAAGCTGGTGCCAGATATAGATCCATCAGAGTGTTTGTAAACTAGGAAACCTTTCTGTCCGAAAGATCCACCAGCGTGATCACTAAATGTCAGTCTTGCACCACCAGTTGCATCATCAGAACCAAGAGATCCGTTGCCTCCATTTGTAATTGCATAGATACCGAGACCATCATCACCACGAAGTTCTAGTTGATAATCAGGTTCGGTGCCTGCGTTAATACCAACCTTATCAGAAGATACATCAACGAACAATGTATCACTATCAACTGCAAGATCATTGGTTAGCGTTGTCGTTCCAGTAATAGAAGTGTTACCAGAGACATTCAAGTTAGAACCAGCACCAGTGATATTCAGCGTACCAGTCATGCTGTCGCCAGCCTTGAGTACGTTGAGTGATGCAGCACCAGTTAGAGATGCTGTAATCGTAGAAGCAGAGAAGTTGCCAGATGCATCACGAATAACAGCAGTGGATGCAATGTTAGCGGAGTTAAACTGTACGTTACCTTCGTTCCAGATCTTCTGACCTAGAATTGTCATCGCATCAGCGTTAGCAACCTGTACGTTCAGAGCACCAGAACCGTCAGTTCCAGTACCACCCGTTGCAACCATTGCAACGTTGAAGTTTGCTGCCAATACAGAACTGTTGAAGAAAATACCAGGAGAAGATGCAACACCATCTTTTCTACCTAGATTTAGTTTTGCGGTTCCGCTATCACTCTCAAGTTCTGCAATTGTGCTAGTATTGCTATCCTCTAGACTAAAGGAATCGAAGTTAACTCTGTTGCTTGCAGTACCAATCTGAACTGCACCAGCAACTGTAGTCAAGTTACCAGAAATCAGACGACCAACCAGGATAGTATAATCTTCTGTGTTGTCATTAGTATCATCGTTAATGATAATATTGTTCAGAACAAAGTCACCAGCAGCCTGAGACTGATCATCATAGAATTTAACAGTGCTACTTGGAGTAAATGGTGTGGTGTTTAGAATAGCACCAGAGATGTAGACTGTTAGAACTAGATCTCCATTGTATGATTTGACTGATAGACTATCTCTAAAACCAGTACCCTCAATAAATCTTGGTAGTCTTCTCTCAGATAGAGTACCATATCTCATATTAAGAGCATTTTGATACCAACCACCTTGATTGCCATCCAATCTGTCAGCGTCTAGACCAGAGAATTCACCATCGTTAAGTGATGTCCAGACCTTCTGCCAAGTACCCCAGGTAGTAACCGCAGTACCAGAACCACGGAGCCACATGTTGTCATTGTCTGTGAATGCAAGTTGTCTTGCACCACCGTAAGTAGCGTCAAAGTCAACACCACCATTTCTTAGGGTCATTACTAGGTGACGTGTGCCACCATCAAACAGACCGTCTGCTTGGTTGTTAATGGTGTTGGAGACAATACCATCAACGAAGTTATTTGGTGTTGGAGAAGAAACTGGGTTGTTAGTACCAGTGATCAGTCTCAAGGTGTTGGTAGAAGAACCAACAATATTGATGTTGTAACTACCAGCGAGACGATCAGGTGGTAGAGTACCAGCGTTTTGATTACCTGAGTTCAGGTAGAATGCACCTTGTACACCGTCAAGCAGGTCAGCGTCAAGACCACTATCTGCACCAGTTTTCAGTTCGATAGAACCGTTTCCTTCCTGACCAATGTTGAATTGAGATTTTTTGTATCTAGCAACACCAATCGTACCATAGTCATCAGCAGAAATGGTTAGATCAGATGCTCTTTGAACGTCGAGAGAGACGTTTGCATACTGTCTATTAACAGTAGAAACTTTTGCTTCTAGAACAAGACCAGAACCACCACCAATTACTCCAGGAGCAACTGTGATTGTGTAGTCTGCACTATATCCACTACCACCATCAGTAACAGTTACATCAGTTACTTCGTTGCCAGCAACAATAATATTTGCTTTTACACCAGTACCAGATCCACCAGTTAGAGGAACATCGAAGTATTGACCATTTGTAAATCCAGAACCACCAACAGAGATGATAATGTCATCAACG